GCGGCCTCTCATGTGATGCAGGATCCGCCACGGTTCCACGAAGATCGCAGCGTGCATCGGCTCCAGCGTGCCAAGCTTCATGATCGCCACGTCACCAGGCCGGCGTTGCTCAAACTCCACGCGCTCAAAACCAAGTGCCACCGCCTCGCGTAGGTAAATGCTGGGTGTGGTCTGCAAATCCTCGGGGCGGTCGAAGTCCTTCAACTCGATGCCCTGCAGGCGGAAGTAATCGCGCACCATCGTGTAGCAGTCGCGCCCGTCGTCGTCCCACTCCAAGCCGATCAGGGTTCGATGGTCAACCATTCGTCCACTGGCAGGGAGTAGATCAGCCACGGCACACCGCTTTGTCTGCAGGCACGCTGATCCAGTTCGCTGGCAGGTCCGCCCTTCGGGTGGCTATGGACAATCGCAAGGATCTCGCCGTTGACGGACGCCCGATAGTAATCACGCGGATGCATAACGAAGTGCTTTTCCGGTTCCTCGCAAACATTGCGGCAAGGCCAGTACATCTGACCAGTGGTAGTTTCGATCACCACTCCGCAGGCTTCGTAGGGTGCGGCGGATCTGGCGTGGCGCTCGGCCTCAGATTTGGATGCGGGAGCCAGGGTAACCACCATGCGGGTAATCGGAAATGCCTTGGGACTGGAAGCGGATCTTGCAGCTATTGAACCGCTTGCCGCAAACATCAGAAGTGCTGACGCCTACAGCATTGTCGTTCACGTCAAAAAAACTGCCGCCGGTGTAGCCGCACTCAGGACCGCGATAGACCCACGGGCAGTAGTCCTGCACTTGCCGGCCAGGAAGCTGCAGGTTGGTGAGGTCTAGTTTGCTGACCAGTTCAAATTCGACGAGCTGGATATTTTCCTTTGATACACGGTCGATGTACCAGACCTGATCCTCGAACTTGGCGGTCGGATCAGCAGTCGGGTTGACACCACCAGGGAAGTTGACGGCATCGAGGAATTTCTTGCAGGTGCGAATACGGGTGACCTTTGCCTGCAGTGGGTTATAGGTCAGCAGCAATGCCGAAATTGCGCCGGTGACATTGGCAATCCGCATGGTGGGACGCGGCAACGTTCCCTTTGAAGTCAGCTCGAAACCGTCTACCTCGATGGGCGCGGCGCTGTAGGTGATGCCTTGAAACACCACGTTGCCAGTCAGGGCGTTGGTGCCGGCGTGGTAATAGAAGGTGGTGTCAATCCCGTTAACCGCCAGTGTGAGCCGCAGTTGAAACAGCTCGATGATGGCTGATGGATCCAGCTTTTGGATCTCGGTTTGGATTGACGTTGGTGTCGTCATGCTTCAAATACCTGCTCAAACGTGGCAGTGATCGTATTAATGTCCGCAAGATCAAAACTGCGATTCCAAGATCTGCACACCCATTTGTATGCAGTCGCAGAATTAATCGGCGTCCAGTCAAAGCTTTCTGTGCCGCCGCGAGCATCAAAGAACGCTTCAATTGCTGTTGCGTCAGTATTGCTCTTAGCGCTCCAAGTCAGATCCCATTTCTTGGGATTTTGGTTGATGCCAAATTGAACACGCTGCTCGTAGCCATCGCCAAACTTGACGGCATTGACAACAGGTTGTGATTGCTTTTGAACGCCAAAGTCAGGCGTGGTGCCACCGGTGCTGGTGCCAACAGTGGCGTCGTTGAAAGTAGCCATTACGCAAGCAAGCCTCCAGGACGACGTTGTTTGATTAATTCTGCCTGCACAGCAGCACCAATTACCTTGCCAAGCTGGTTGGCCTGACCGCCGTTACCTTCAACACTAGAACCACTTGCGTCGACGTTGACCACAACGCTGCCCATATCTGAACCACCCTTCATGGTTACAGGAATTGTGCGGCCATCAGGCAGCGGTACATAGGCTTCAGGACGGCTCCCTTCGCCGTACATGGCGAGCTGAGGACCATAAGCAATGCCGCCGGTGCCATAACGCTTGAGTTTCATTGGACCGCTAGGAGTCATAATGCCGCCCATCGCGAATTTGAAACCACCAGTAAACGCAAGCGGGTTGAACGATGTAGCGCCCATGTTGTACTGAGAAACACCAGCTAAAGGCGAAACAGCAGATCCGGTCGCTCCACCAAGGAAACCCAGTGAACTCATAATTGTCTTAAGAACAAATTGCTGAATAATCATGCGTGCTGTCTGATTCAAAATTTCAACAGCAAATGCTTGGTAATTAGCGGTGCCGGTTGTCGCAAGATCAACAATTGAATTTTCTACGCCCTTAATTCCTTGTTCAGCCAGTGACGCAAAAGCCTCACGAACAGTACCAACATTATTTGCGTAACCAACAAGACCGTCTTTCAAACCACCCATCACGTCAGCGTTGTACTGCATCGCACGGGCGTTCTCGTACACCTTTTCAGTGATACTACGGAAGCCATCTTCAGTAGAAGCAAACCAGTCGGACATGGCCTGACCGGTCTCACCCTTTGCAAGTTCATTTGACGCTTCTTCAAGTTGTTGAAGAGCCTGAATCAGCGGACCTTCATTGAGGTTGCCGCCAGCCTGAGCGGCTTCTCGTGCAAGATTAAAAACTTTTCGTGCAAGATCATCTGTTTGCTTGCCAGCTTCCCTGACGGACTTGTTGTAATTGCTTTCAATCTTTTCCCAAGCAGTTGCACCCAATGCCTGCAGTGCTTCAACCGTTTCGTTGATTTTGAAATTCAGTTGCCGCTCAAGTTCGCCGGCTTGACGCGTGAGGTCATTGCGGCGCTCCAGCAGGCGTTCTTGACGCTTGGCTTCCTGTTCGGCTTTTTTGCTTCCATCGCCACCAGCGCCGTCAGCGGTGATGCCGGGCAGTCCACTGGGACGTGGTGTGGTTCCTGCTCCAGCGGAAGGAATCCTCGAACGCTCTTGCCGCAATTCACTTTGCAGTTGAGTCAGCAAACCGCGCCGGCGGGCAGTCATTGAATCTGCTGGTCCCGCAAGCAAGGAAGACTGCTCTCTGATGCGACGCTCTAAATCTCCAATTCGCTCAGGATCGTAAAATTTCATGCCCATAAAACGGGCAAGTGCATTTGCAGCTCTGGTTATTGCATTAACAATGTCTGCAAAAATTGTTTGAAATGCAGCGCCAATAGGTGCCAGTAAGCGACCAACACTTTCACTCAATTTCGACAGCGAAGCCTGCAGGCGATCACCAGCAGATTGCGGTCCTTGCGCAATAATTTCTGCGCTTTTGCCGTAACGCTTGAACAGTTCTTCCGCGAACTTCTGGAAGTCCTGTAGCGAGACTTTGCCGTCTTCAAGAGCCTTATCCAGCTCCTGCGGCGTCATGCCAACAGACTTGGCAAACAGGGTGAATGCACCGGGCAGACGCTCGCCAATCTGCTGGCGAAGTTCTTCTGCACTAACCTTGCCCTTGCTGAAGACCTGAGCCGTAGCACGGAGTGCGGCCTCCATGTCCTGCAGGCTGCCGCCAGTGCCGCGAATACCAGCGGCAATACCAAGGAACGCCTTTTCGGCATCACGTACATTGCCACCAGCGCCAAGGACAGAGGCAGATAGTTGCGTGAACTGACGCGTGATTAGTTCTTGAGGAATGGCTAGCCGTTGACTGGTTGCATTGATAAAGTCAAGAGCTTTTTGGTATGAAACCGAATCTTCGGTAACCAGCTTCAATGCCGTTCGTTGTCTTTCAATTGACGCGGTATAGCTGGCCAGCCCCGCAACCTGCTGCCCCATCATTCCGGCTTGGGCGCCAATCGCGCCACCAGCAGCCATGCCAGCAAGGCCGAACGGTGCGCCAGCCAGAGCGCCAACAGCACCAAGCGGACCACCAAACACACCAGCAGCAGCAACCGTGCCAGCGCCCCTAGCAAGCCCCATCAGGCGACCAGTGCCACCACCGGGCTGTACTTTTTTCAGTTGTGCTTCAAGCTTCGCTGCTTCAGCGTTTGCTTGTTTGAATTCAGCAGTTCCAATCTCAACGCTATTTGCAATCTCACGCCATGCATTTGCATAACCTTTGAGATTATTGATGCTGTTTGCAGAAGTCTGCTGAATCTTTCTCAGTTCATCAGATACTTCTTTGAAATTGACATTCGCAGCCGCAGCTTGTTGTCCCAGATTCTTGAAGCTGCCAGACAACCTCGTGAGCTGCTCACCGCCCTGTTGCTTGATCCTCAGCAGCAGCTCAGTGGTTTGGCTCATTTGCGTTTGCTGTTCAGAACGGCTAGGGCAGCCATTTCCATCACCTGCACGCCTTCGAAGATGGCAACAGGATCCTTGACTGAATACAGCTTACAGAGCCATTCCAAACTCGGGTAGATCAGTCCCGTCAATCCAGCCATGCTCGTGTGCCATTGGGTCGACATGCGGATGAACATCAACACAACTTCCCAGTTCTCCTCCCAGATTTCACAGTCCTGCTGTGCAGTTTGAAGACGTGCAGCGGCGATCTGCTCCTCGCTTGCGCCAAGAGCCTTCAGGTCGGCCTCACGTTCGTCTACAACGCCGCCTTTCGCCCAGTACTCAGCGGCGGCCTTTAGTTTTTTGCCGGCGCTCCAGTGACGCTATCGGCATACGCCTGAATCAAAGCCTTCATGACGTAAGGGTCGTCACACAGCTCCTTCTTGTTCTTTTGCGTAAAAGCAATGTCTTTGCCGTCTTCGTCCTTGATGCCATCCCAGCTTTCAAGGATCCCATCAACAAGAGCATCATCACCCTTATTGACAAGATCGTTGAAAGCAGAACGGCTCATCTTTTTAAAGACTGCATCAAACGTCTGTTTTTCAAATTTGCCGCCATCAATAGGTGTTTCTACTGTGACCGGCCACTTGTAGGAAGCAGTCTTCTTGAGGACGAAGGCCATGAACAGAGATCAGGTGAACACCAGCGAAGCTTCGTTGTTGCCAGCCGTGGTGGGCAGAGCCAGGTACGGCATGGACAGCGCGATTACGCCGTTAGTATCAGCGTAGCTGCAACCGGTGATGTCTGTCTGCGCTGCGTTCAGCGTGACGATGTTGCCAGCGGTGGCGCCCAGCACGAGGCTGGTGGAACCAGTGGCAGAAGCAACAGCCTTGGCAAAGAAGTCGGTGGTGCCAACAGCAGGAGCCTCGATCACAGCCGTACCACCAGGGGCGCGGTTGGTGATCAGCACTTCCTGAGAGCTAGCGGTCTCCTTGTACAGCAGCTCGTTATTGAGCGCCATGTCAAATGACTCAATCCGAGAGCTGGTCACGCCATGGAAAGTGGCGGTAGTCACGTTTGTGTCGTTGACCTCAATGGCAGCAGCTTGGTTAGCAACAGTGAAGGAGCCAGACAGAGCGGTGCCGTCAGGGGCGTTGTAGATGCCGATGAACTGGAAGCTGGCAACAGCAAACTGACCAGCAGTCAGGTTGAAGCTCACAGTGCCGCGTGCGCCGGTGATCTTGTGACGGGTGCCGTCGTAGAAGCAATAGATCGTGGCGGAGCTAAAGCTGCTGCTTACCGGGGCGTAGGTCACCGAGGTGGAAGAAGCAATCGTCTCGCTCAGGCCGCAGGACTTCAGCAGCGGACCGAAGGCAGGAGCAGTACCAGCAGTGCCAGAACCAGACAGCTCAACATCAAAGGTCACGCTGACGCGCTTGTTGGCAACCAAAGTGCCACGGGTGCTGTTACCAAGGAAGCCTTGATAAGAAGCCGCTTGAACGTTGTCCGACTCAATCGGAGTTACTTCAAGGTTGGTAACTTGAACCGCGTCAGAACCGCCGACAGGACTAGGGTCAGTCCCATAGGTTGTCTCAATCTTCGCGATCAGAAACTTCTTCCGAGTCAGTGCCATCGGTGGTAGGAGCGGCGGTTTCTGTGATCAGTGTAAGCTTCCCAGACTTAGGGTCAAACAAATAGCTGCCGCCCACTCCGGGATTGGGAACTTCCCTTTCAATCTTAGCCATGATGTTAGGCGCTAGTTAATGAAGTCCTGCTCGTGCGATACCGCACAAGGAAGTCTTGGCTAATAATACCCAAAGGCACATCAGCTTCATAAAGACTGAAGTCAGTACGGTCAGGTGTCAAGTCAAGTGCATAACCGTTGACGGTTTGATCGGCCATCAATTTTTGATGCACCTGCTGCGTGTAGGTATCTGAAGTGTCGTCTGGGATGGCAGCACGAACAAGGGTGGTGATCCTGACCCGCATCGTCCAGTCCAACTTGTCGTAAAAGTTGGTGTCAATCGGTTGATCGTTGACGGGTTCGACGATGACAGCAGGCACTTCTCCGCGTGCCAAAGGCTCCACGCGGCTGCGATAAACCGTTGCACCGGTGATGCTGCTCAGGTTGCTCGCGATGCGAGCAAGAATCAATTCGCGACGTGTGTCAGCCATGATCAGGCAGAGGCGACTTGAACAACGGTGCAGATCACGCCGGGAATGCTCGGATGAGCGTAAGGACTGGTGGCTGCTGCCTCAGCGTGAATGTAGGCAGCAACGTTTGATGTTGCCCAGATCAACTCCAAGTAATCACCGGCAACAACTGGCAACACAAAATTGACGCAGCCGATCACGTTGCCGTCAACGTTGCCATGCTTTGCGATGATGCTGAATCGGCTGTCGCTAGCCGGCACGTTACCAGCGCTGCCTTCGTTGTTCTTGCGCAACCAAACGTTGATATCGTGAATGCTGTTGTCCGTATTGCTGAACTGAATTGAGAACGT